GCGTAATGGCGAGACGTGCAAGAGGTGTGGTTTGGCGGGGAAGGGCGCGACGCTGAACTATCGCCCGGCGTCCGCGTGAAGACGGCTAACAAGCGCGCTGAGATATGGACAAACATGCGTTCATGGCTTGGCAACGGGGCAATACCAGATGACCAGCAGTTGAAGGATGATCTGACTGGCCCGCTATATTCATTCGCGGCAGACGAAACGCGCGTCCAGCTTGAGCGCAAGAAGGACATGAAGAAGCGCGGTCTTGCATCGCCTGATGATGGTGACGCACTGGCCTGCACATTTGCGCAGCCTGTCATGCCTAGATTGCAGCCGGGCTATCTCAATCCAGAAAATTACGGGACAAGGCATGCTTCCGACCGATACTCAGAACTCGATTCCCTTTGAGCAATACTGCATTAATTGTGGCTTAGACCGCGATTGGGTGCGCAGAAACTATTCTGCTGTCGCGCAGGCGTGGCGCAATGGATTGCCAATCTCAATGCCTTCGCCGTCAGTAAAGCAATACAACCGCTACCGCGAAGTCTAGCCGCGATTCAACCCTAACGAGCGAGGCAATATCACTTCCCATCATTTGGGAGAATGTGCCTTGTGCATGCCGAAAACACCGAAGGTTCCGACAATCCCTGAACGGCAGGCTGTAAAGCTGCCTGATGCTGGTTCGCCAATTGGGAAAGATGCGTCAATGCGTCGTCGGGCTATCATGGCGGGGATTATGACCAGTCCGCAGGGCGTTCTTGGTTCGCCTAATGTGAGCAAGCCAACGCTCGGATGAAGGAACTCCGCGACAAGCTGGACCGCCGCTTAACAGGCATGAAGCAAATCCGCACGGATTATGAAGCCGAGTGGAAGGACATTGCTCGTTTTGCGCAGCCAGCTCGTTCACGGTTCCTTGCCACAGATATGAACAAAGGCTCTCGTCGTCGTCAAGCCAATCGCAAATTGCTTGACAGCCACGGCATTGAGGCTTTCCGCACCCTGACAAATGGGATGACAAGCGGGCTGTCTTCTGGCTCGCGCCCATGGTTTTCACTGAAGCTAGAGGATGAGGGTCTATCAGAAAGCGCCGCCGCAAAAAAGTGGCTGAGCGAAGTAGAGCGCCGGATGTATTCATTTCTGGCGAAGACGAACTTTTATAGTGCAGTCAAGACCGGCTACGCTGAAATGGGCCTGTTCGGCACCGAAGCCTGTGTCATGCAAGAGCATCCCGCAAAGGGGGCGGTTTGTCACTCTCTAACCGCTGGCGAGTATTGGATAGGGCTTTCTGACGCTAATGTGCCAGAGGCATTGTATCGTTCTTGTCCGATGAGCGTTAGGCAGGTTGTTCAGGCGTTTGGTAAAAGCGCAAGCACTCGCGTCCTGCAATCCTATGACAAATCTCGATACGACGAGATGGTGGATGTGTATCACGCAATCGAGCCGAATGACGCGCATATTAGGGGTAAACTAGGCTCCAAGGCGTGGCAGTCTGTCTATTGGGATGCGGGTGATAGCTATGATAGCACACTTCGCGTTTCCGGTTTTGAAGAGCAGCCATTTTGGGCCGCGCGTTGGGATGTCGCTGGCGGGGATGTCTATGGCTATTCTCCCGGCATGGAAAGCTTACCTGCGCTGCGTGAATTGCAGCTTCAGGTAAAGCGCCGCAACGAAGCCATCGACATGATGGTGCATCCCGAAAAGATTGCTCCTCCTGGCGTCCGTCTCACCGGACAGCCGCGCAACGTGGTCACTGCATCTAACGTGGATAAGGATCAAATAATGGTCCCTTACCAGATGCCGTATCAAGCCGTTGCTGCGATTGGCGATGAGATTATGAAGTGCAAGGAACAGATTAACAGCCTGTCCTTTGCTGATTTGTTTAACGCTATCACTAATATGCAGGGCATACAGCCGCGCAACGTCGAAGAGATAGCTTCGCGCAATGAAGAAAAGCTAACGCAGCTTGGCCCTGTCATTGAGCGCGTTGCCAACGAAAAGCTGGAAATAGCGATTGACCGTGCGTTTGGCATTATGTCGCGCGGCGGCTTATTGCCTCCCCCGCCTGAAGAATTGGCAGGCGAACCTATCAAAGTCGAGTTTGTTTCTATCCTGACGCAGATGCAGCGAATGGTGGGCCTTGGCCAAATTGAGCGCACTACTGCATTTATCGGCAATCTGGCTGGCGCGGTTCCTGAAGTCCTCGACAAACTGAACACCGATGAACTGATCGACGAATATGCTTACCGGGCTGGTTCGCCTGCAAAGATTATTCGCGGCGCTGATGAAGTAGCTGAAATTCGGGAGGGCCGCGCTCAACAGGCGCAAATGCAGCAAACCGCTGCAATGATGCCAGCTGTCAAAGATGGTGCTGATGCCGCTCGCTTGCTGGCTGAAACTGATATGGGCGACAAATCACTTCTAGATACGTTGTCCGGCGCATGAAGGCAGACGCAGCCCTTCTATTAGAGCGACCTGAGTTTCGCAGATTTCTCTTTACGGCGATTCAACAGGCAGGGATATTCGACGCAGCCAACGGACAAGAAGGTCGCGACCTCAACTGGATTGAGGGGCGGCGTAGTCTGGGGTTCGATTTGCTGCGTTGGGCCGATGAAGGACAACCTGAAGCCCTGCGCACACCTAACGCGCTGGCAACCCTCAACGCAATCATCCTTGAAGCAATGAACACCCCCATAAAGGAGAAGGTCCGTGGCGGAAGATACGACGAACTTGGAAGTGAATGAAGCGCAGGTAGAGGAAGTGGTGGAAGAAACCACTGTTCTTGGTTCTGCGGTAGAGGAGACTGAAGCTGCTGAAGAGGTGGCTGAAGTTGTTGAAGGGCCTGCTTCCAAGGCACCGGAGAAATACGAACTTGCGCTGGAAGGTGTCGAACTGGACGCTGACACTCTGGCTGCTTGACCGCCTGCCGTTCAGGAATGGTCGGAACTTTTGGCGTTTTCGGCATGCACAAGGCACAATCTCCCAAATAATGGGAGGTGATATTGCCTACAGCGCTAGGGTTGAATCGCGGCTAGACTTCGCGAGAACGGTCGTATTGCTTCGCAGGTGGCGGCGGCATGACAATAGGATATCCGGAACGCCATGCGTTCACCACAGCAGGATAATTTCTGCGCACCCAATCGCGATCCAAGCCGGAATTGCGGCAATATTGGTCAAATGATATCGAGTTCTGAGTATCGGTCGGAAGCATGTTTAACCCCGTAGTTTTCTGGATTCAGATAGCCCGGCTGCAACCTAGGCATGACAGGCTGTGCGAAAGTGCAGGCAAGAGCATCACCGTCATCAGGCGATGCAAGCCCACGCTTTTTCATGTCCTTCTTGCGTTCAAGCTGGACGCGTGTTTCATCGGCGGCAAAGGAGTATAGCGGGCCGGTCAAATCATCCTTCAGTTGCTGGTCATCAGGAATAGCACCAATGCTGAGCCATGAGCGCATATTCGTCCATATTTCAGCGCGCTTGTTTGCTGTCTTGACCCTCACACCCGGCGATAATTCTGCGTCTCGCCCTTCCCCGCCGAACCAAACCTCTTGCACATTCTCCACACCAAGTTGCCGCAGGCGGTCAATGATAGCTGCGCCGATGTTTCCGGCATCGACAAAGATTGCGTCAGGCTTCCATTTCATAGCTTCTAGCGCAATATCACCAGCCAGTTGCATACTATCCTGCTTTTCCCATCGCTTCCAAGGCCGCGACTTGGCATCTCTACCGCAACGAATAGCCAGCGTTGAATGGTCGTCGCCGAAGCGCGCACAATCTACACCAAATATAACCGGATCAGAGCCGATTGATTGAGGCTCGCGCGCCATAGCCGCGTCAACAATATCCGAACCAATGAATTGCATGGAGGATGCAGACGGAAACATGCCGCGCACACGGACCTTGGCAATATCGCTGTCTTCGCCATAGGTATCGCATATCTCTTGCAGATAGGCTTTGTTGGTGCCCTCTACCGTGCGGCTGTCAATCTGGCGAGTATGCCATAGGTGACGCATCTTGCCGAAGCATTCACGGAATGAACCGCTATTCTGCGTAGGGTTGCCGAAAGCGATCCAGATTATCTCGGTGTCTTCATCGGTCAACGCGCCAAGGATGACCTCCCACACCTTGTCGGCAATGCCGGAGGCCTCATCTAGGATAACAATCAGGCGCTTGCCCATGTTGTGCAGGCCAGCGAACGCTTCAGTGTTATTCTCGGACCATGTGACTAAATCAGCGCGCCAACCCTTATCATGGCCTGCCATTGTCGATATGAGAGCGGTAGATGTTGGCTTGAACCAGTCGCGCGTAATGGCGAGACGTGCCCACTTCGCAATTTCAGGACTAGTCTTTGTGAGCAACTGACTTTCAGTGTTTGCTGTGATAACAATGCGAGTATCTTCACAGGTATCCAGCCCCCATTTTGTGAGCATCGCAATAAGAGCAGATTTACCAATACCATGCCCCGAAGCAACAGCGATGCGCAATGGTGTAAAGCGTGTATCTGGATTGCTCAAATGATCTTTGATGATGTTGAATGTGTCGGCCTGCCATGCGCGAGGGCCTTTGGCATCGACCAGCTCCCCCTCTCCCCATGGGAAAGCATAGATGGCATAACCTAAAGGATCATGCGTGTAAGACGCTATATCTTCAGCAAGCGCGATTTTAAGTTCAAGTGCGGTTGGCATTTATCGCCCTTTTGCGCGCTGCATTCAGAACGGCGGCAAGGTCATCGGTAACATCTAGTTCAACGGATTGCTTGTCACGCCATACGTCACCACGCCTATTCTTCAGCCAGTTTAACGCAGCGCCGGGGTCAGGCGGGATATGCTCAGTGTAAGGCGCATAAACAGGTTTTTCAGCACCAGAAGGCATGAAAATCTTGACCGCTTCATGGTCATACCCAACAGCGCGATTATACAAAGAACGCTCCACCCTGTCGTCGCAAGCATCCTTCCCGCATGTGACTGCCTGACAAAAATCTTCGTGTGAATTTTTCCAGCGATAGATGGTTCTAACATCAACCTTAAAAAAATCAGCCAATTCCATGTCAGTAGCACCTAGCCTGCAAAGCGCCTCTGCTTGTTCGATAAACTCTGGCTTGAAGTCTGTTGGCCTACCGCGCTCACCCACGTTCTCTCTCCACTTCCCAACCTACAAATACCAGATCGGCCAGAGCGTCGCTGAAGCTCATCCTGCGTTCGCTTGCCCATTTCTCTATTTGTTGCGCGATGGACGGCTCGCGTTGGCGGATTGCGTGTTGTGCGGGTGTTGGCATGTCCTTTGGCCTGTCTCTCCAATGCGGCGCGCAGTTCAGTGGGCGCGCTGTCCATTTGTCTGTTTCGACAATACGCACTTGGCGCGAGCGTTGGAATCGCTGAACCTCAATCAATCCCTTTAATTCAAGCCTTGAAACAAGGTCCGCTGTCCCGCCAAGGCTTTCAAAACTAATCAGCGCCGCCAAGTCTTCGTTTTTCGGGCAAGGCTCACAGCGTTCAGCGGCATGTTTTATCGCCTCATACGCAACGCGCTCAGTCTCGCTAAGTTCGTTCATGCACCCATCTGGTAGGTCACTTGTGTTCATCTTGCTTTAACTCCAGCGGTTGAGGTCTATGAGTTGTTGGGAAGGAGTTCATTCGAGGGCGTGGACTTCAGTGGCTGGCGAGGCTGTTGCATATCGCTGCCGCATAATTTCGCGATGGTCTGGCTCGGCTTAGCTGTTCATCGGTCGGTGCGGCAACCTCGATTGCTGGCCGACGCTTGCGCTTGTTCTTTGATGCCATCCCTATTACTCCTCCGTTGCATTCTGCCGTGGTTAGCATGAAAGCCTAACGAGCGTTCAGCGTCTTTGCGGACCCTCTGTGCCTCATCAATATCGTCAAAATAACCATAGTAATTGCGCTTGCCATTTACCTTTACGGAAACTTGCCAAGCCAAGCGGCGCTTGTGCCAGCACACACCCATCATGCCACTTGTGTTGTTTATTCCGACTTTCCTGTTCCGGCCATTTTCAACGTTATCGACGCAGCGCAAGTTTTCAATTCTATTGTCCGTGGTATCGCCGTTGATATGGTCGATTTGGCCGCTTGGCCATTCGCCGTAGTGGAAAGCCCAAATGACACGGTGAACCTTATAGGCTTTGCCGAAAACCCTTACTGCCAAATAACCATCCCCAGACGGGGCTGTCAAAGTTTCGGCGTGAGCAAATCTATTGTTCCAGCGCTTCCAATATCCATCTGTCGTGAACATTTCACGCGGGCGCGGATTCCAATAATATCTATCTCCCTCGCACCGCAGCAAATCCTTGATGTTGGCGGGCGTCAAAACGAACGGCTTACGCATGTTTCTTTTCGCCTTCCACTATCTGCGCCAGCCGCTGCATGGCTAAACTCATAACCACAGTCGAACCCTCGCCATGCTCAATACGCTCAATTGTGCGCTTGGCAATGTTGAAGCGTTCAGCAAGCTGGCGCGTTGACAGGCCCATTGCTAGGCGGGCCTGCTTAAATTCTTTCGCGTCCATCAATCAGCCACAGCACGGATTTGGTCAGTGAAATGATCGACCTCGCGCGATATGCGAAATTCAACAATGCCCGGAACAAGCATGTGCGCTCCATGCGCGTCGGGTGCGTCCTGAATAAGCTGCGTAGGACTTTCCAGAAGCGCATACAGTATCCGCATACCTTCAGGCGCATCAGGGCGCTCCATTACGCAAACATCGCCATCAAGAATATGATGATTACCGCTTTCGCTATGGCTGATAATCGGACGGCCTGACTTGTCCAGTTCCTTATGCGGCACAAGGCCATCTGGCATTTCAGACACCGCGTAAAAAGTGATTTCGCCTTGTGCGCCTAATACTTTACGTTCCATTTCATATCTCCTTAAGTTCTAACAGGTGGGTGCTGATATTCGTCTTGTGCGAAGCCTTGCCGCCAAGCCTGCGCGGCCAATGCTGTGTTGATTGGCTTGCCGTCAATCGGGTTTACAAACGGGATGCCCTCAAAAATTTCATTATTGCGCGGACATATCGCAGACAAGAACCTGCCTGATTTAGATAGTCCTGGCAACTGAATGTCCCAGACTGCCCCGATAGTAGGTTCGCCGCTGTCGTGAACAAGCTTGCCGATTTTATGCTTCATGCGTCCAAGCCCATAACACTGCAGTCCAGCAGCGCGTTGCTCGACGTTTTCGCATTTCAGTATTTCGGCAGGGTCAATTGTTTCGCGGTTTATTACCCAGTCATCAGGCAAATTTGTGCCGTGCCATGCATATAGGTTGTAGCCGCCCGCATATTCCAGTGCTGGTTTATACTCGCCATGCAAGCGGCCCTGCTCGTCCTTGCGGACAACAAGCGGGCGCTGCGATACAAAGACGATTCCTTCAAATGGCCACCACCATTCACACTGCGTTGATATGCGTTCCATAATGTCCAATCTCTCCACATCGATGGGCGCAAAATTACAACCTATCTTTTGCGCGAACCTAAACCACGCAATCCAGTAAAGGTCTTGAGACCCCCATAGGAAATTGGGATTCCAAATTTTTTGGTCCCCGAGATTGGCCCTGAGATTGGCCCCGAGATTGTCCCAGAGATTGGCCCTGAGATTGTCCCTGAGATTGTCCCAGAGATTGGCCCAGAGATTGGCCCTGAGATTGTCCCAGAGATTGTCCCTGAGATTGTCCCCGAGATTGTCCCCGAGATTGGCCCTGAGATTGGCCCAGAGATTGGGCCCGAGATTGTCCCTGAGATTGTCCCTGAGATTGTCCCCTAATTCCTTATCTTTGCCAAGCTGAAAAATTTTGATAGCCATCATGCATTCGACGGGACTGTCGAAAATAAATAGCTTTGGTGCATCCTTGCCTATAACCGCATAGGCATCGGACATTGCACTTTCGAGTTCGAGCCGGTCAATGCGCCCGCCGCCTAACGCTATATCGAGATAGCGTTGACGAAATAGCGGAAGCTCCGCTTCCTGTTCCGGGGTTAGCTTTTCGATTTTCATATTTCAGTTTCCTCTGCGGCTCGATTGCCGATGGTTTCTTTTAATTGCGGGGCGACAATATGTCAATACCTATTCAGCGAAACATCTCCACATATCCCCTCACATGCGCGTCACTCGCTCCTGCATATCGGCCTTGCTTGTAGTTATTGCGTATCTGGTCTTTGTTCATTTTGCGCACCGTGATGTCTGTTATGAGGGTTGTGAGGGGGCTAGTTGGTTTCATTCATCCGCACCTTGCGCTCCAGTTCACGCGCAAGTGCGCCTATGTCGGCGGCAAGCCCCGTTCGGTCGGGTTCTTGTTCTGGCTGCTTTGCTAGTCGCGGGTTGGCCGCATTTTCCCTTTGAGCCTTTGCGTGGGCCGCCTGCCTTTTGCGGAAAACAACAAGCTCCTCGGTTTCCTTGCAAATGAACGGCACAATCTTAGCTGGATGGTCACAGATGCGCTTCGCTTTTCGGCAAGCCATTTCAAGCAAGTCCTGCGGAATGTCTCCAATCGTTTCGACAGCAACTTTCAGCCATTCAATCCGATCCGCCTCCGACATGCCCGATGGCGAGCAAAGAGTAAGGTTCTTGCCGAGTAACCGCATGGCTTCCGGCAGAGCGCATGGCTGGGCGCGGGTCTCCTCCAAGCTCTCGGAGGGCTTGCATGGCCGCCCGTTCAGTTCTTCCCATGCCGTCATCTTGTCGGTTTCCTGAATTTCCATTTTTCGGGCCTTCCTCAATTTTCCGCCTCAACCAGTTCCGCCAAGCAGCATCCCAATCCTTTTTCAACCCCGTCTTGTCGGGAGCCGATGCGGCCCAATCCCTGAATTTCGCAAGTTCGCTTTCCAGCAATCCAGCCTTCCAAGCCAAAACTTGGTCTAGCAACTGGCTTGGCAAAGGGGATGGAGCCCAATCGGTGGGCAGCCGTCTCGCGCGTGGGGTATTATACACGGGGGTCTGGGGGGGGGGGGTGAAACCCCCC